CCTCAGAGTTGCTACCGGTCGGCACTTCTACCTCGCCATTGCAGTAACGTTCGATGGTTTCCCTGAACGTCTTGGATCGGACCGCCTCTACGTCGCGTCTGTAGATCTTCTGTGCCCAACCGCGCTGTGATGGCGGGTTGTAGTGTAGCCAGTTGAGGATCAGGACCTCGCGTGTCTCTGGATCGTACAGGATCTTCTTGTACTTGATGAACCGCTCTATCAGTTGGTTCACGGTATCTATGCTGTAACCCATTTCGGCGGCGGCCAGTTTCGGTGGTAGCTCGTAGCATCCGCACGCCGTCGTGTTCGGGTTCGTGAGTAGGTACAGATAGAACAGTTTGTCCTCCGGTGTCATGTCCAGCACCTCGGGATCGCGCCAGAACCTCGTGTGAACCTTCCGCCACTCCGCCATACGACCCTCCCTTGACAGGAACGGGTGGCACCTGATACACTACATGTGCCGACCTGCGGCTCCTGCCGCACAAACACCACGGACGGCCCGAGTTCCTCCTGCTCGGACCTACACAGTCGGCCCTCCCCAGTGGAGGGCCGTCTTATTATAACGCCTGCCGCGGCGGCGCGATTCCTGTGTGGGCGTGGTTTCGTCCGCGATACGGTAGAACCATCGGTTGCCGTCCCTCATGGTCTCGACCCGCCGGCCAGTCCCGGCGAGCTGGTGCCGGATCTCGCTAATCCGCGTGCTGATCGCCGTGGTCTGAGTGGCCATGGCCAATTCCCACCCCCCGACCCAGCGACCTCCGAGCCCGATCAGGTACAGATACACCCGGCCCGCTGCCGTATTCGAGTCTATACGTCCAGAATGCATGTTCCACCTCCTTCTTGTGGATACCTACTTCGCCGAGGCGGTTACAGGTTCCTTGACGCCGTTACCGACCATCTCCCACGGGTCAATGATATGCGTATGCCCCAACCGGTCCTGTACATACGGCTGTGATGTCGGAAGGTTCTCCGCTTCTCTCCACACAAGCCACAGATGCGCCAGGAACAGTTTGATCATCTTGCGCAAGGCCATCGCGTGGATGTGACCCTCGGAGATGAATTGATCGCTCTCCGCTTTGCGCTTCTTCCCATCCGGCCCTTTTACTACCGGCAGTTGAGCCGCGGGGACGATCTTCTGGCCCCTCTGGCGCGCTCTCTCCTCGTACTTCTCCTTCTCTTGCAGGTAGTACTCATAATACGGGCCCTTCGCCTTCATCAGGGAGCCCCCGAGCCGCCAGCACATCGTGCGCAGCTTGGAGCAGTACGGGAGCTTGTCGCCCTTGCGACGCTTCGGAGCCTCGCCGTCAATGACCCCATAGCCTGCGAACTGCCACAGGCTTGACACGTGTTCGCAGCGCGTGATGTCAATCAGGCCCACTACCTTTGCAATGTTCTCTGTACCGACCCCCTTGACTTGAGAGAACCAGTGATACGCAGGATGCTCCTCAATAAGTGTGGCGACATCCCTGTCCAGCATCTTCTCCATCCCGACTAGCATCCCCCACACCCGGTTGGTCTGAGGGTCTACCTCTCCGTTGCGGAGAAGGTGCGATTGCCGCACTTGACATGAGACGCGCATCTTCTCGACGCGCATCATCACGTCAACCAACCACGACAATGCCGCTCCGGTTGCCAACTTGTCCACCTGCTCCTCGTCCACGCTCTCGACTTCTTCTTCGTACTTCATGATGCCTCCTGTACTGCAGAGATTCGCTCGCTGCTATTGGGTTGCTCCGAACTTGTGGCTCGCTCACGCTCTTTGGGTTGCTCCGATCCTGTGGCTCGCTCGCGGATGCTTGGTTCCTCCCACGTTTTGGCTCGCTCACCGGGACTGGGTTCCTCCCATGTTTTGGCTCGCTCACCTGGCCTGGGTTGCTCCCCGCCACTGGCTCGCTCGTTCCCACTGGGTTGCTCGTTGCGCGTGGCTCGCTCCCCCACAATGGGTTGCTCGGTTGCAGTGGCTCGCTCTGGCAGCCTGGGTTGCTCGCGCACTATGGCTCGCTCTGAGGTGCTGGGTTGCTCGGCACCGATGGCTCGCTCGTTCCCGCTGGGTTGCTCTCGCAGCCTGGCTCGCTCACTTTCCCTGGGTTGCTCTCGCCCCGTGGCTCGCTCGTTCAGACTGGGTTGCTCGCGTACGATGGCTCGCTCATTGTCGGTGGGTTCCTCACACGCTGTGGCTCGCTCGTCGTAGATGGGTTGCTCACGGAACATGGCTCGCTCTATAGTCGTGGGTTGCTTCGCTGCTGTGGCTCGCTCGCGGCTATTGGGTTGCTCTTCCATTCTGGCTCGCTCGTGCCGCCTGGGTTGCTCCTGCACAATGGCTCGCTCCCCCTCAATGGGTTGCTCGCGTACGATGGCTCGCTCGGTTCCCGCGGATTGCTTCCAGGCGTTGGCTCGCTCGTTCCCACTGGGTTGCTCGTTGCGCGTGGCTCGCTCATCGTCGCCGGGTTGCTCGGAGTGCATGGCTGCGGGGCAGCCCCGGCCAGCCGTGCCCCGCTGCGTTAGGGTTACGTTCCTCGGAAGGTTATCCCTTCCCTCTTGGCATAGTATATGGCCGGGGCATCGTCCTCTGTCCCGCGTCCCTCTCGCACGCGGGACCTGCACATCTGCTAGGTAGCGGGCATCTCCTATCTGGGCTTGGTTTTGAGAGGGCCTAATAGCCGGAGCGGGTGTCACCCCGCTCCGGCTGCACGCGACTGAACGCCGGGAATCGAACCCGCGCCTCACTACGGCGAAGGAGGAGGGAAACACCGCAGCACCCAGGCTTCGGGCCTGGTCCGGCGCCGCACCACGCGGTTGCGTCAGTCGCAAGGGCGATGCGGCCGCATCGCCCATCGTTGTCACTAAGAAGGGTAGCATGATCCCAACTCACATACTATCAGATTCCAGTCTTCCAGAAGCGCCAGTGCTTCTCGCACGCGGTCCTCTGGTTCCATGCGGGATAGCAGTCTCACGATCTTCTCAGTTGACACGCCAGGCTCGTCTTCGATCAGGCGCAGGATCAACTTCGCTGTCTCTGGTCCCACGGCGTCCTCCCCTTTACCGAGCTTCGGCATCGCCGACCGTCGCGTAGTACAAGACCGCAAAGATCCCGAACACAAGCCCGGCTATTATCGCCAATGCACCGTTCCTGTGTTTCTGGGTGGCTAGATTATAGCACAACACCGACCACAGGATCCAACATGCGACTACTAGTGCCTCAACCATCGGCCACCTCCGACTCGCCGATCCGCTCGTACTGGCGCACCCAGTAGCGGCCCGCAGGCGTGACCCGCTCCTTGCGCTCGACCCACTTCCCGGTGATCAACCACTCCCCAACCCGCGCCCGCTGGCAGCCTTCTGGGACCTTGCTCTGCAACGTCTTGCCAAGCGTCTCGTATTCCCTGGCCGCCGCCGCTAGCGCAGCCCGGCGCTCAAGTAGCTCCTCAATCTCCGGATCGTTCATCCATTCCGTTGCATCCTTGCTCAGGATTGACGGCTGACAGATTGCAACAAAGTCACACTTGGCACAGTGATCTCCCTCTGTACGATCCGGGTAGGTCTGCCTGGCCAGGTGGCTATTCACCTCCTCCGCCTTGCGGACTAGCTCATTAGCGCGGTCCCAGTCCAAGGATACCCACAGGTCCTTGACCCTGGCCGCGGTCTTGTCCTTCAAGACGATGACGCCCATCGGCTGGCCGGTCAGCAATAGATAAACCTGCATCTGATCCGGCCACTTGCGGAGCCACAGCTGGCGGCTATTCACAAGGTCATCTACGGAATCTATGGCCTGGAAGGCCCAAGGCGAGCAGGTCTTGATCTCGCAAGGCACGCTGGCTTCTTCCGCTGGCCACCAATCGGGTCGCCGGTGGTAGCCGAGTGCGCCGTCAATGTGACCGGAGATCTGTGTCTCCGGCCAGTAGAATTCCTGCTGGGATTTCGTGAACTCGAACCCGGCATCCTCCAAGAGGCGCCGGACGGCGATTTCCTGATCGTGTCCCTCCCGGAAGACCTCCTGGAGAGAAACGTCAACCAGCGGCCTGCTCTCCGTGCGCAAGTAACACAGGTACCGCGTGCACGGATGACCCAGCTCGCTGGCACGGTTGCTCATGGCCGGGGAGCTCTTGCGCTCCCCGGCTATGTACTCACGTACGCTATTGCGGATCATCATTCTCCTTCTCGGCAAATCGAAGTACTTCCTCGTACAAAGCACCATCGCCGAACTCGCCGAACGCTCCTCCCTTCCTAGGAAGTTGCTGCAACCGTTCAATAAGCTGACTTGCCTCTGAACGAGACAAGTCCTTCGTGGAGCTGACACCGAACATGGCCTGAGCCATGCCTGTGACCTCATCATGGCTCAGACCGCGCTCCCGTGCCAGCATGTGTACGAAGCTCAATTGCCGTTCGCTGATGAGGCTTGGGATCTTCTGCTCGCTGGCCTTCTTGACTGGCGCTTGCGGTACGACCTCCTGGATGTGGTTGCCGTCGGCGATGTTCGCGTCATCGTCCTCCTGGGAGGCGATGTTCAGGATCGCCGAGATGGCGTACCGGCGCATGTACGACAGCGCCGAGCCAAATTCCTGATTCCCACCAGCACCAGTTAGGACGATCTGAACCTCAGACGATACCCACTGGCCAGACTGGTGCAGGAGCAACGTTTGCAGGATCGGGATACCGTTCCTGAGTGTGATTAGCTGGGTGATCGCCAATCCGTGATCCGCCAGCGGCTTGCGGACCGCCTCCAAGATCGCGTCTAGCGTTGCATACCGGAACCGGTATGTTCCGCCGGTGCGAGTCATAACGTCTACCGTCCTGTTCTTCTCAATCGGACGGAATTCCGCCTGCGCCTGTGACAGCGCGCCGATCAACTCCCCCAGATTGTCCGATCGCATCTTCGTTTCGCTTTCCATCGCTCCCCCTTTGCAACTGCTCGAGTTCCTGCTGGATTTGCCTGTAGATAACGCGAGATGTAGGAACCGCTATCCCGCGCTCCCAGTTAGATATTGTGACCCGGCTCACGCCAAGCCGTTCGGCCAGCTTGGCCTGGCTCAGGCCGTAGGCCAGCCGCAACCCGCGGATCTGTGCGGCCAGGGAATCAGAGTAAGCCTCATTTTGTTTCATCTAGCCTCCTCAGTCGTCCTTCTACGCCATCGCAATTAGACGGCCACGTGCGCCTCTCCCACGATACACGTGAACGGCATCGGCGTCAGTCGCATCACGGATCATCCGCGCGAGCTTCTTGGCTGGATACTGTAGATGTTCTACGAACTCCCAGCAGATGTGCGGTTGGTATGGACTCGCCTTNNGCACCTGTTTGTCATCCCTTCCTCCTTTCGTTTCCCCCCAAGTGACATTATTATAGTGGGTTACCCCTCACCTGTCAAGTGCCTTACACTGGAAGTGGCAGTTGTTCCGTCTCAACCCATCGAGCCATAGGATCCGCGCGAACCACAATAACGCATCCTCGGCATCTGGAGTTTCCATGGGCTTCAGCGTAGTATCTCGATCGTACACTTCTATGCGCGCCGTGGACGGCATTCTGTCCCTGTCAAGCTCGCCTGACAGGAACCATCCTGGTTCGCAGAGAATCCTATACTCCACATAGCCGTTATACTTGTCCCATGGAACGTACCACCCGCCACGCGCCCACATCCCAAGCGGGAGGGCCCGGCAATGGTCTACAATCTCATCCACAGACGAGAATACCCTGCGTTTGGGTTTCGGGTCCCCTCTATAACGTCCGCACACAACTTCTACCTTCTCCGCTCCCTTCTC